AAAAGAAATAAAAGAAATATTAAAAAAGCGAGCCTGCGGAAAGCCCATAAAGGGGGATGGGGGAGGTGATTATTGCGAAGGAATTGAAGATAGTGCTGGCGCTGCAGCATATTCTGCTATTTCATACAAAGACGCGAAAGAGGCTCTAAGTAGAGCTAAAGCCGCGGCTAAATACGCCAAAGGAAATAAAGAGGTGGAGGATGCAGTGGAGGCAGCAGTACTGGCTGCTTCCAAAGATAATGAGGAGGCACTCCTCTATAATTATATGCACGAGGAAAGAAAGGGCAATGACCTTCGCCAATTACTATTAACAAATAAGAAAATACTTACGGATTTTAACACAAATTTTGAACATGATAATTCTGAGGAAATTAATAGGCGGCTGCCATATGTAAATTGGGGTGGGAGCAAAAAGAAAGCAATCATCGAAGATTTACTTATAAAATATTTTCCTCTTGTGCATAATTTTAATACGTTATTTGTCAATCTCCTCGAAACCAAAGGCTCCTACGCAGGGGAGGCGGCGAGTAATTTAGTTGACGATTTTTGCATCGCTAATAGTAATTTGTTAATGAACTACAGCACGAAAGGGAAAGATTTTGTGATAGATTTTCTGACTACGTACATGAAAATAATGTATAATCAGGAAGCCAAACCTACAATACAGACAATTATAGAAGATATCAAAGGAAGGAAAGAACTAGCCGAGACAAAAAAAATAATGGCAGCGGCGAATGCTGTCACAGCAGCGGCGAATGACAAAGCAGCTGTTGAGAGGTTCTTATATCGAGAGAGTAAAATTAAAAATTTTTTTAACAAATTTAGTGAAAAAATAAGCGTTTTTAAACAAAATCAACAAACATGGCATGCTAATTTAGTAGCATACAGAAATTCGGCTCTCCAAAAATTTTGTAATGATTTTATAGATTATTTTAATAAAATTAAACAGGCGCTGTTGTTTACAGGAGTGAGGGGTTTATCAGATGAAACAAGGAATATTTGGCTTAAAGACGGTGATGAATTTTTTAAAAAATTTTCCACAATAAATTCCAGTAATGACACCCAATTTAAAGAAGCGCACATATACGTTCATAATTTAATCACTGAATTTTGGAATGGATACAAAGCAATCCTGTGTGAAGATACGACAGGCATCCAAGACAATTTATATTGTAAAAATAGTTCACGTGGAGGAGGTAAAAGCAGTCGCAAGAAAGGCAGGAAAATCAGGAAAAGCAGTAAAAGCAGTAAAAGCAGTAAAAGCAGTAAAAGCAGTAAAAGCAGCCACAAGAAAAACCGTTGTAAGAAAAGCAGGAAAAGAAATGCATGATAAAGTATAACGCGTTAAAAAAACGTCAATACGGATATGGACAGCCCCCAAAGGTTCTTAGTGTTACGTTTGATTTTTTTTGAAAAATTTCGACGAAACAATGAGTTATACAAAACAGAATGCATTAGGCAGAGGAAGGAAAAGCAGCCGCAGGAAAAACAGAAAAAGTAGACGTCGACGCTCATAAGATGCGTTACCGTCTAACGTCTTATACTAAATTTAAGTACCCCTCCTCTGAGGGGTACTTAAATTTAGTATAATAGTAACCAGGTCAGTACCGAATTTAAGAACTCCCTTTTAAGGGAGTTCTTAACGTTGGCACTTAAATTTAATGTTAGACGTTAGTCTAATGAGTTCCTGGAACAGACAACCCATTAAGTTACAAACCAAGCCAGGCTATAGTCAAAAGCTGCCCCAAGGCACCTTTATTGAAAAAACTAAGCCTGTAACTGTTGTTAGTGCCTATTACGCAGTAAAATCTAGAGCCGACCAGGAAACCTATATGCAGCGCATGCGTCTATTTCTAGAAAACGTCCCTTGCCACCTAGTTTTTTTCACAGATGAGCCACTTATTGATTTCGTCAACACTTGTCGCCAAAATAACAAAGAGAAAACAGTTGTTATTCCCTTAAACAGAACAGAGTGGGTCGCCAATATTAAATATCCAGAAACAATGTGGTCGGCACAAGAAGCCAAAGACCCAGAGGCAGACTTGCACTCCACGGAACTCTACAAGCTCTGGTACGAAAAGAAAGAATTTGTGTTGACGGCTATTGAGCTGAACCCCTTTGACAGCGACGACTTTGTGTGGTTAGACGCCGGCATGATTAGAGAGCCAGAAATTTTGCCGCTTATAAAAGATAACTTTCCTAGCCCAAGCCGTATACCAAATGACCGCATACTGTTGCTTCACGTAAAACCGTTCACACCTGATGACGAAACCAAGGTCGACGGAATTACTGGAAATTTCCTAAAACGTGACAGAATTGCTGCTGGTATAATTGCAGGCTCTATTGACTCTTGGCACAAGTGGTCAGCCATCTACGATGAAACTATGACGCGGTACATAAATCAAGACCGTTTCATAGGAAAGGAGCAGTCAATAATGTCAACGATGGTTTTGGAAAACAAAAACCTCATATCTTTAATCACGCCGCCAAAAAATTTTGGTCGCAAGTGGTTCTACAGCTTAATCTATCTTGGCGTTTCAAATAACAGACTAAAGGTAATAAATTCTTTTGCCCAAGAAACAATAGAGTCGTATCATTCAATATCAAGTATCCCGCTCTAACTTGGCTCACCATTATCAGAGTTACTGCTTTCGCAGTCACTGCCTGTTAAATCCAGAAACATCGTCTGAGCCCAGGCACAGCGCTCAGCTGTCTCAGGTTCCAAATGATATAGATTACAGGTGCCACAAAAGATTTGTTCGTATTCAGAACAGTGTACCGTGCAAAATTTAAAGATGCCGCTTTCCAAAACTAGAAAATTCTGCCCCAAATCAAAACTACACCCTGTACAAAGCGGGTGGACAAAATTCTGCGCGCTCATTTGTACGATTATGATTGTCATTATCGTATAAAAACATGTATCAAATTTTCCCTTTAAAGCTATTGCTTTAAAACTACGGTTTTAAAGCTTAGCTCTGAACTGGTCCGCCGTCAACACAGGAATGCCCGCCGCCTGAGCCTTTTTGGTCTTCTCATTTGCAACGGAATCATCCTTGACGACAAGAACAGTAACCTTCTTGCCCCAGGTATCCGCCAGCTCACCACCCTGTCTAACAACCTCCGCCTCCAGGTCCTTAGGGTGGAAGCCAGTAAACAAGACAACCTGTCCCTTGAGTTTTCCAGCAGAAGCGACCTTGACAGGTGTTGCGGCGCGTGGTTTAAATCCAATGGAATCCATGAAGTGCTTGAACTCAGGCAGTGTAGAAACAAAGCCCTCAGCAGACTCCCTGGACCAGCCACCCAAGGCAATAACTTTCTCTAGCAGACCCGCATCGGCATTCAGCGACTTTGGAACTACGGCAAATGCAGCCTCAGTACGCTTAGTACCAATTCCACGTCCAAAGATACCGGAACCAACCGCCCACTGGGTAACAGTAGCCTTCTTAGTAGCATCGCCAATGGCAGCAACAAGTTTGGCAGCAGACGCGGCTTTGAAGCCATCTACCTTACTGACAAGGAAAGGCGCGGTCACGCCTAGCAACTTAGGAATAGTGTCGACGCCGGCGTCGTGCAGCCGGCTAATAGTGCCCTCTCCGCAAAAGCTAATATCCAGTGTATTAGCAAAGTAAAGCAGCGCCTTTTTCTCCACATCAGCATTTCCAGACAGGCGGTCCAGCACAGCGTCAACATGTGTGTCATTCCAGTGCCATTTGCCTGGAGGCATTGAGGCGCCACCGGGCGCCGCCATCTTGACCTCCTTGATGTAGGGAATTACATCACCTGAGCGAATAATCTCAATAAAGGCACCAGGACCCAAGCCGTTAGTCTGAATAAACGCCGCATTGAAGCCCGTGGCATACTGAATAATCACGCCGCCAATGTTGACAGGTTCAAAGTTCACAGTTGGCTTCAGGAAGCCATCCTTGGATGCATCCCAGTTCACGGCAATAACCTCCGTGACAGCAGCCTGGTCCGCAAACGCCATCTTGAATGCAAAGGCATGGTCGGGATTTTTGCCAATGACACGCGGATAAGACCTATCGTGGTTAACAATAATGCCGTCGATTTCATACTTGGAAACAGCCTTGTGCTCTGTTAACAGCGCGCTCAGCTTGTCAATTGACACATCCGCTTCCGTTGACCATTTGGCAACAGTAAAGTTGCTGTGCTTGTCCAGAAGTGTGAACTGTTCGCTGGGTGACAAACCGGCAGGTATAAGAACCTCATACGCAACAAACTCAATAAGCGCCATTTCAGCCTTGCGCTCCTTGGTCATTGTCTTCTGCCCCGTAGCACCACTAACCATCTGCCGTGCACCGCGCTTGCCCTCCTTGACCTTCTCATAGTTGAGCTTGCTCACGATTAGTTCACCGCGCACGGCATACTCCTCCAAGCCGGGTAAGTCGCCAATCTGAATTAGTGGAATCATGTGGCTAATATCCTGACCAATAGTACCATCACCACGTGTGTACAATCCACGCGCTGCCCCCTTTCTTACCGCCAAACCAGAAACACCATCCAGCTTATCGGAAATACAGACCCTTCCTTTGTACTTGGAAAGCCAACCATCCAGGTTGTTCTTGTCAGGCTTAATCTTGTCCATAGAGCCAAGGAAGAAGGGTAACTTCATCTTGGACTTCTCCACCTTGGCTGCAACCATGTGAGGTGCTACAGCAACAGGCAGGTCGGCACCAAACTTCTTGGCATAGTGCTCCCGCAACCGGTCATAGTCCTCATCGGCAATGATGGACACGCCCTCATTGTAGAACTGGTCACCCAAATAGCCCAGAATCTCATCCATCTGGGGTTTAGTAAGCACATTCATCGTTTTGAAGAAGTCTTTCTTCAGCGCAACTAGAATTTTCTTGGCTGCGGCTGACATCAAATTCTTTCTAATATTTCCTGGTCAAAATCTTTTAAGCCCAAGCAGTCAATTTTTTTCAGAACCCTAAGTAAGTGATAAATGGCATATATCAATCGTCCGGCTACACAATATTTATCAACGCGCACATTTAATGACGCATTTTTTTCATACGACGACAATCAGGGTTTACAGCCTGTTTTAGGCGCAAATGGTCCACAGTGTCCCGCTGGTCGTATATTAAAAGAAAACGGACGAAAGCTATTTCCAGGCATAAACCCAACGGTAAAAACAATCATGGTTGGTGTGATTGATTCAGTAACCCGCCTGAGTGGATTTATCGACCCAAATTGCGCAATCTTTACTTTATTTGCAACAAAATCGGCACCTGAACATGAGGCAGGTTTAGATTATAATCCTAGAGGTGTACCACAACAAGGTGTCCAACATAAGGGTCAATCGGTCTACACACTTGGCGACGTTGTTGCGGGTGGTCAATTCTACCCCATCAATTCTATTGACCTTGGCTCTGACCCGTATATTAACGCAGATTTCTCACAGACAACCTATCATACGATTGAAATCACACAGGACACGCTGTTAAACGCATCTGTCGTTCCGCCAAATAAGGGCACAGTTATATATCTGGCAATAAAAGGCGACGGCGTAGCAAAGCTAAACTTTGGCAACAACTTCGCCCAAAATCTCCCATTTATAGTTCCAGATAGTAATCAAAAAATCACTATTGAATTTATATCGGATGGTAACAGACTTGAAACCCTATCGCAAACAAGCGCGGGTGTAATTATATCAAATCCCATATACCAGGTAGTAAGTTTCTGATTAAAGCTTAAACATAAAACAGAAAACACAAATAATGACCGCTTACGTCACAGCAATCCTACGGGGTGGATTAGCAAATAGAGTCTTTATCATTCATGCTGCGCTAACATACGCAAAAAAAAGCAACAAACAGTTCGTTTTAGTACAAAAGTACATCATAGATAATCATCACGAGTCAGCAGACCTAACAATAGACTCTTTAGAAAAACTCTTTCAACAATTCACATACTATGAAAATGATACGAAAGGCTGGCGTCACATTAATGACCCTGACCAAAACGCCTTTATGTATCAAGCTATTCCAAACTATCCTGAACAATCTATTATTTTAGATGGCTATTTTCAGAGCCCAAAATACATTTCTGACAAACCACCGAACCCAATAAAAACAGAAAAGAAACCAAATACCTATTTCCTACACATACGCCTTGGTGACTATACAACAACGCCATTCTATCAAATTCCATTACATCGCTACTATTCGGAAGCAATTATGAATATAATGGAAAACGATATTAACGCAAAATTCCTAGTATTTTGCAATGAAAATGACAAAATCGCATTATATATCAAGGACAATATCAAAGTACCATTTGATTATACTGTTTCGACAGCAGAAACAGCATACGACACAATCAAGGAAATGAGCTCATGTCAAGGTGCGATTTGTACAAATTCGTCCTTGAGTTGGATGGGTGCCTATTATCAAGAGCCGAAGACACTAATTTATATGCCCCGACCATGGACAAACTCAAAAAAAGTAGCAGAAATATATCCGAATTGGGCAACAGTGATTGATACCACATAATCGGTGTAAGACCTTCTGCGTCGGTCAAAGACCTTACGTGCCGTAAAAAATCGAAGTATTAAATAATGGAGCCAGTCAGCAAATCATTCATACTTTCCCATTTGGCAGAGCTTAAATTCTTTGCTCTGTGGGGTCTTTTAGAAAGTCTGATATACTTATTAACAAGGGGAAACATCTATAAAGATATATTTATACATGTTTTCCTATTTATAATAATAACACTTATTGCGTGGAAATATGAGGACCCCTTATTAGCAAATGCGGCAATGCCCCACCGTTGACTAGTCGCTCTCTGAGCCCTTACGCTGTGCCTTTTTAGTTGAGCGATGGGGTGGTTCAATACGAAAAATCTTTTTTGCACCGCTCTGAACAATTTTCAGGCTGTTAATTTCAACAATATCACCAATCTCCGTATTATACGTAATTTGTGATTTTGAATTAAGAAGTTTTCTGTCAAGGGCATCGATAAGTGTAGCCAAAAGCTCTACCTTTTCAGTAGCAATAAGCTCCTTTTGCCTCTCAACATAGGCACGAAGAAGGCGCATGCGCAAGCCGCGCTCCAAGCGCAACCATGGTTTATGTACGGCGGCTTTAGATTCTGCGTCCAAAAGGGCGGAAAGCATAGATTCGGTAGAAACAGCATTAGTATTACGGTCACTGGCATTTGTAGTAACGGGCGCCGTTATTTCAGTTGCAGTAGCAACAACTGGTGCTGCAGCGGTAATAACAACCCCGCTTAAATCAATTAATGAATCAATTGCTGTCGCAGCAGTCACAGGAGCAGGAGCAGCAGCAGCAGGTGTAATAGGTCCGGTAGCGCCCTTTTTTGTATTAGAGCGTTTAACAGTTTTAGCTCTAAACATGTTCCGTTATATAATAAAGGTGCCAGGGGTTTAGGTCCTCTGACCAAAGCGAAGCAACCAAAGCCGCCGTGTAAAAAATTGAGTTAAGAAATTCTGAATATAATGAAAACTAAAACGCGATGTCACAAACAGGTATCATCGAACTTCACGGCGGTAAGCTTGTCATCAGCATTCCTGGACCCGAAGGTCCCGCCATCGTACAAATCGTCTCAACGCAGTTTATGCCTGGTGATAAGGTCACCATGGACGAATCTGGTAACGTCACGCTTGTCGAGCGCAAGCAGCAGGCAGTAATCGGCGTTGTAAAGTCAGTCCAGAATGGGTCAGCCAGCCTTTATATTGCACACCTTGGACCGTCCTGTCCCTTTCAGCCCGATTTCTTGCTTACACCAGACCTTCTGAACATTAGTGTTGGCGACCGCCTGGTACTTTGGTTAGAGACAAATGGATTAATCAGCTTCCGCGCTCTGTTCAGCGGTGCCCCCATAGATGACGTTCCATGCCTTCTGAAGATGTATTCCTTGTATAAGAAACCAGAGGATTTCATTTATCTTCTGAACGATTACGTCAAGCCACTGTACACTATTGACGCAGTAGTAAATCACAACGCCCTAAACACC